GTAGGCAATGCCGCCGCTCGGCGTAGCGCTCAGCACCATGACCACCTCGCCAGAGGCGTAAGCGATGGTGCCGGTGCCGCCCGTGCCGCTCAGCACGCCCTGGCCGTTGTCAGTGAGCGTGCGCACGGTGCCAGCGGTGAAAGTGGCCGAGAATGAACCCGGCAGCACCCCGCCTTCGGGCAGGGTGTAGCGCACCTCAAGCGATGGCACGACGCTACCGCCCGCACGCTGGGTGATGGCGTTGTCGGCCGAGCTGACGTAGCTGTACACCAGCGAGCTGCCAACGTCCGGCAGCGCGTTGAGGGTCAGCGATACCGAGCCGGTGCCAAACGCAATGGTGCCAGCACCCTCACCGGTCAGCAGGCCGTCGCCGTGGTCGCGCAGTTCGTACCACTTGCCCAGGGCCATGTAGCTGACGCTGAGCGTGCCGGCGCGCGGCACGGCGCCGGACAGGTTCAGCGTGTACACATAGCCACGGTTACCCAGGGTGATTTCTACTTCACCGGTAATGGTGTCGCCGGTCGCTGCGGCGCCGGGGCGATAGGTGCCGTTCGCGCTACCCGTCCAGCTGGTGCCGGTACGGGCCAGGGTGATCTCGCCGGTCTGGTAATCCACCCGGCCGGAGCTGAGCCAGTTGCTGCCGCTCACGTAGCGCAGGCCGCCCTTGCTGTCATCGCTGTAGGTGCCGCCGTTGGCCACGAGGGTCAGCGTACCCGGCGCACAGCCGGTGCCGAGGAAGGTGCGGGACTCGCCCGCCAGCGCGCCGGCAGCAACGGTGAGCGCAACCGAACGGGACGGCCCGGCCGGCACGTAGATCTGCCGCTGGTAGCCGCCCAGCACGTCGACCAGGGCGCTCTCTTTAGTGGTGCTCGGCACCAGCTGGCTGTAGACCGACTGCACGCGCAGGTTCAGCGCGCCCGGCGCGACGGCCTCGGCCAGCGGGCTGATGCCGTAATAGCGTGCAGCGTCCGCCACCTGGGTGGACAGCACGCGGGCCTTGGCCGCGCCGCTCAGCGCAGTGGGCGAGGTGCCGGCCGGCGTGACCTGGCCGCCCGGGAACTCATGCAGCAGCGGCGCACTGATGGACAGATCCAGCCGGCGCCGAGTGAAGTTGACGAAGTTGCCGTTGCCGTAGTCGTAAGTGAACTGCTCAAGGCGGGCGTCAACGCTGGTCAGGCGCACGTATTGCGCGGCGCTGGCGGTGACCAGCTGGAACACCTCACCGATCTCCGGCACGCGCTGTTCCTCACGCTGCACGCAGGCGATGGCGCGCTGGCCGGCCAGCTGGGTGCCCAGCAACTCAAACTGAGCGGTGGTCGCGGCCGCCACGTAGCTCTCGATGGCGTTCTGCGCATCGCGGCGTTCGTCGATCTGGCTGCCAGTGTTGAACAGCAGCACGCTCACGCGCGGGTCAGCCGGGGCTTTCGTGACGATGCCATGGGCGCCCAGGTAGGCGTCGGCGTTCTGCGTCATCGGCCCGCCGAACAGCTTGCGCAGGTTGATGCGGCCGGTGGTGCGGTCGAGCCGGCTGATGTCGGGGAACACGTTGTTCACTTCGCCATCGACCACGGCATTGCCGGTGGCACGCCCGCCGCCGTCGTTTTCGTCGGTCAAGCGTTGGCTTTTCAGCACCTTTACGTCAGTTGCGGCAATGGTCATGCCATCAATCTCCAGGCAACAAAAAGCCCGCACGGGGCGGGCTGTCAGGGTTCGGGGTCGGGTTCCGGCTCAGGGTCGGGCGGTGGTGGCGCTACGGTGATCAGGCGCAGGGTGAGCTGATAGAGCCAGTCCGGGCCAGGCGCGACAGTGCGGTGTACAGGCACAGCCTGAACGACAGGCCCCGCGACGCGGTTCCACGTCACATAGTGCTGTTCGCCGCTCGGCAGCGTGAGCAGGTGCACAGACCCGCGCACACTGGCCATGGCTTCCAGCGCACGAACAGTGGCCAGGGTGAACCAGGCGCCGCCGTTGCTGCTGAGCGTGATCGGGCGGCCGTAGAGCTTGACGCCCTCCTGCACGATCAACGCACCGGTCAGCGAGCGTTCCTGCTCCTGCTCGATAGCGTTCCAGTCCCACTCGTCTACCCACTCCATCTGTTCGCCGCCCAGCTCCGGATCGGCAGCCAGGTCGAGGTCATCCAGGGTCAGTTGCATTACAGGCTCCTCAAGCCAGCTTGTTCGAGAATGCTAAGCAGGTTGGTCTCGGCGGCGTCATCGCTCACCGCCACGTCCACCGCCGGCCGGCCCGGAATCTCCAGGCGGATGACCTTGCTCGGCGTTTGCGCTGCCTGCTGTGCGGCCGGCTGGGTAGCCTGCTGCGCCTCCATGCGCTTTTCCTGTTCCTCGGCCTGGCTGGCCTGCTGCGCCTCCATGCGCTTTTTCTGTTCCTCGGCCTGGCGGGCCTGGGCGCTTTCGGCCTCGATCTGCCGCAGCAGGCCAAGGGCACGACTGGCATTGGCCACCGCCTGGGCGTCGCCGCCCGCCTGCGCCTCGGCGAGCTGTGCCTGTAGCTCGCGCTGGCGAGCGGCGAACCGGCGACGCTCAATGTCGTCTTGCCGGCCCTGCAAACCATCCAGCTCGTCCTGCAGGCTCTCCAGCGTGCTGCGGGTCGAGTCGCCCATCTGCTTCATGCGCTGGTTGGCGGCCTCGATAGCCGACTCCAGCCCACTCAGGTCGGATTCATCCAGCAGGCTCAGTGCGTTCTTCATGCCGCTTGCACGGCGCACGAACTGCTGCGCGGTGAGCGAACCGCGCTCATAGTCACGCATCAGCGATTGCAGACTGGCCTTCTGCGACAGAAACGCCTGCTGCGTCTGCAGGCTGGCCTGCTGGGTTTCTGCCATCCAGCGGGCTAGGCTGCTTTGCATCGGCATCGCGAGGGCGGCGCGCACATCACCCAACGCCTTGGATACCGACTCCAGGCTGGTGCGCGTTGCATCCAGGCTGCTGGTGTCGATGCTCGGCGCCGCTGTGGTGAGGCCGCGCATTTGGTCGAACAGCTCCAGCGCGGCCCGGCTCAGCGCCGCCACCGGCTCGCGGGCCCGGTTCATGACGCCGCTGTAGAAGTCCTCCATGGCGGACATGTCGCGCTGTGAGCTGTCCTTCAGGTCGGTGAGCCCCTTGCGCTCTTCTTCCATCCTCTGGCCGGAAATGCGCCGTAGCTCTTCATTGGTGGCGATGCCGTCTTCCAGGGCATCGTTGTACATCTCCTGCGAGCGCAGCAGCTTGTCGCCGGCGTCCTTGCCGGCGTCGCCGGTTTTCTCGATCTCGCCTTTCAGTTCGCGCTGCCGATCGCTGGCCCGTTTCAGCTCCTGGTTGTACTCGGCCGCCGTGATGGCGCCGTCACCGTAGAGTTTGCGCAGCGCCGCACGGATATTGTTGATGTCCACATCCGTGCGGGCGTTGCTGATGGCATCCTGCACTGACTTCAGGTCGCCCAGCTTATCGTCGAGATCCGATACCAGGTCAGCAGCACCACCGGCAGCAGTGCCCAGGTCACGCAGCCGCGCATTCAGAACGCCAGTCGCCTGGCTGTATTCTTCCTGGCTGAGCCGGCCTGACTGGTACGCAGCCAGCAACGCTTTGCGCAGCCCTTCGAGCTGCTCACGGGTGCGGGCGGTGTCGATCAGGTTCAGGGCATTCCCCATATCCGTGATCGCTGCCGTGCCAGCCACCGCTGCGGCTATGGCTTCATCACGCACCTTGTGCTGATTGGCCACCAACTGATCAGCATGCGCCTGGTCGAGCATTCGCTGCTGTTCCAGCTCAGACTTGACCGCATCGGTCGTGGACTTCGCCGCTTCCTTGGATGACTCCGCGGCATCCTTCCCGGCAGCACCGAGCGAGTCGGCAAGGTCTTTAGCGTCCTGCTTGACGCCATCGATCGATTCCTTGATGCCTGCCCTGACTGCACTGGCGGCCTCATCGATCTTCGCCTTCCACTTCGCCCCGCCAAGCGCGTCGGGCAAGGTGCCTGCCAACAGGCTGGCAGCCTCAAGCACACCTAGCTTGAAGGCTCCCCAGAACGTGCTGGCAGCATTGCCGGCTAGAGTCAGGGCATTCCAGAACTGCTTGGTGCCTGAGATAAACGAATCGAATGTTTTGAGCGACTTACCCAATCCATCGTCGAATCCATTCAGCCAACGAGTGCTGTCATCGATCAGCTTGGAGAAATCCACCTCCACCAGCCGACCGATAAACTCTTTGACGCGCTCGGCGCCCTTGCTGAACGCATCCGACAGCGACTGAGCCAGCTTATCCAGACGGCCATCACGATCCATCTGCTCGATGTAATCGGCCACGCCAGCCAGTTGCTGCTTGGCGTACTCGAGCGCCCCGCTCTTCGCGATGCGGTCAAGAAAGTCCGTCCAGGTGTCCGATAGGTTGCTCACTAGGCCGGTGAGCGTGCCCATGTTGTCGGCCGCAGCACCCTGCGCACTGGCACCAATCTCTTTGACCAGCGCAGCGATTACATCGCGACCCAGCCGCCCCTTACTGGCCAGGTCGGCCAGTTGCGCGGCGTTCTTGCCGGTCACCTTCTCCAGCATCGACCACACGGGCACGCCGCGTTCGACGAGCTGCAGGATCTCCTCGGTCTGCAGCTTCTGCTTGGCGTAGGCCTGGCCAAGGGCCGAGGCGATGCCCTGCAGGCGCTCCATCCCGCCACCGAGCTGCTCGTTCTTGTCGACCACTGCCTGCAGCGTGCCGTCCATGGGATCGAGCCCGTAGGACTTCAGCAGCGCGAAGGCCTCGGTCACGTCCTGCACTTGCAGCGGCGTATCTTTGGCAAACTGCTTGATCCAGGCGGTAGCCTGTTCGCCAGCGGCAACGCTACCCATCAGGGAAGCCATGCGCTTGCCGAGCAGCTCGAAGTCATCGCCCGTAGAGAGCATCGAACGGATGCCATCCTTTACCAGCCCAACGCCAGCAGCCAATCCCTGGAGTGCTTTATCGACTAGATAAATTGTGACCAGCCACTTACTGAAATTGACTGCAGCCTGAGTTACGCCAGTCTTTATCGACTCAATAGCAGAGGCATGCTCAGATGCAGAACGAGCCGCAGCAGCCTGCTCGCGCTGCGCTGCCTTGAGCTGAGCGTTGTTGGCATCGAGCGCCTGCCGTGCCTTGTCGACCTCGGCAGCCAGGCGCTTTTCTTCATCGGCCAGGTTGTTGGTATCGATACCGGCGGCACGCGCCGCCTTCTCCTGATCCGCCAGCCCAGCACGCAAATTATCGAGGCCGCGCTGCAAACGGCGCGCTTCGCGCTCGGCTTCCTTGAGCGACTGCTGCAGGCCTGCTGAGCCCGGCGCCGCATTCAGAGCGTCCCGCAGTTCCTTTACCTGCAGGTCGGCCTGTACCAGACTGCGCTCGGCTTGTTCGGCGGCGCGCTGGGTCTGCTGTAAGCCCCGGGCAAGGCTGCGCGCATCCTTGGCTGTATCCAGCGCCTGGCCGAGCTGCTCGCTGGCTTCCTTCAGGCTGTTAAGCGCCTCCTCGGACTTTTTCGCCTCGGGCGAGAGCTCATCCTTGCCGCGCAGCACGAACTGAATCAAGCGCTCTTTCAGGCTGGCCATACCTTTCTCCAGGTAATAAAAAACCCGCCGAAGCGGGTTGTGAAATACGAGACCGGCTACTTGAACAAGCTCGCCAGCCCTGCGCCGACGAACGAAAGCACGCCGGCAAAAATGAACATCAGTATCAACAGTGCGGGAATTGAGGCCAGCGCCCACTTGATGATGAACACCACCATCGACCAAAAGCGCATTTGCACGTCTACAACAACAACTGGTTGAGCACCATCCAGGCCTCTTGTTGCCACGGCAACATGGTCGGCAGCCAACGTGAACGCAGGTTTTTTCGCAGGCGCAGGCTCAGAAACGGGTGATGCCGCGCGGGCCAGGGCGGCTGAGAGCTTCATCTTGAGCGCCTTGTCATAGTAGGCACCACACTTCGGGCAACGTAGCGGCTCGCCAAAATCAGCCTGCGGCGCTTCATGTTCACAACTCGGACACTGCATTGGGTTTCCCTCCCTATGGATATGGCAGGGAATGTAGCCGATCAGCAGACGCACTGGAACCCAGCACGGCCGGCGGCCTGTACGGATCACCATCTATGACGAAGAGAGCCCTGCATAGTAGCCTCATGACCCACATCAAATGACTGCCAAGGAGCGGCCATGCCATCAGCCAAACCAGATAAAGCCAGGATCAAGGCTGCAGCCCGTGCGCGAGATCGCGAAGAACTGCCGGACTTCTTCACGCCGATCAAAGAAGCCGCTCAACTGGCCGTTTCAGACGGCGCTCTCACCCAGTCGAGAGCAGCCAACTTCGAGCTGCTTCTTTCGGCCCACCCGTACCTGGACTTCTTCCCCTACAACATGCTCAGAGCCGCGCTGTACCAGGCGACTGACAGTGGTTGCTGGGAGCCAGTTGTTGAACGCGACCTTTTGGTACTGCTCACCACCCTATTCGCTGAGCGCTATGACGGCTTTCCGCTTCAAGACCTTGTCAAAGCCGACCTTCCGACCTTCGGGGACATTTACCCGAAGCTCTTCGATACACCTCCCGCCGACTTTTCCGTCACGGGAAAACTCTGCGACTTCACCGGCCCATTCAAAGATCGCTCCCGCCGCGAATGCTATGCCCAGGTCGACGCGCTTGGCGGAACCCCATCAGACATGGGGTGGTACACCGACTGCCTATTCGTGGCAGATGAGCACTTCCATAAGCGCGCGATCTCCAGCGGCCTGGAAGCTGCCGTGTTTACGCGAATGCGGCAAGGCACCCTCCGCATCTACCGGGAGTCTGTTTTCCCTGCGTCGATTGCCGACTAGGCCATCCCTGGCCCAGCAGCATCAAGCCGCCTTATCCACCAGGTTCATCTCGCAGAACTTGGACAGATCGGTGGCCGTGATCAGCGGATCGGCCAGCAGCTCGGCCGGGCCTTCCAGGCGCAGGTACTCCTGGCCCAGTACCGGCAGCTCGCTGAGCAGGCCGAACTTGGCGCGGCGCACCACCAGGCTGTAGGGCTCGCCGCTCTGCGCGTCGTTGAGGCCGGCGATAAGCAGCTCCAGCTCCACCTGGCTGCCGTTTAGCATCTGCACGGCGCTGGCTTGGCGCTTGGTGTAGGTGAGCTTTACGCCGGTATTGTCGATGCCGCTGCTGGCGGTAACGATGATGCCGTGCGGGGTCAGCAGGTAGTCGGTGCTGGCCTGCAGCGCGACATCGCCAGCCGTTTTCACGGTTACCGGCTGGGTGAGATCAGGCAGGTGCTTGAACGGGATCAGCTCCCCCTCGACACCCGCGCTGATGCGCAGCTCATCGGTAACGGTGCCCGCAGCCACGGCGACAACGGTGGAGCGCGTCGAGCGCGCCAGGTTGGTGGCGGTCATGTCGTACATGCCGATGGTCGAGGTCACGTCCGTGACGATCTCGCGCACGTTGCGGTTGCCACCGCCGCCACGGAAGTTGCGCAGCGGCTGGCGGTCGCTGGTGAAGCTGATGTTGAAGGTGTCGCAGTTGCCGATATCCAGCAGCGGATCCTGAGACTGGTAGGCGCGAGCGTAGATGATGCCCTCGCCAATGAACGAACGGTCGATCTGAGCCATGGGACTCTCCTAGTGATCGTGGGGTTTGCGGGAGGGGCGGTTACTTGTTGTCGCCGGCCGGTTGAGCTTCAGGCTCGGCGGCACCGGCCTTGGCCTTCGGGGCGACCAGATAGCCGCGCTTCTCGGCGTGCTCGGCTACATCGTCGTCCACGTCTTGCTCGCCCTTTTTGAAGAGCTGCACGTTGCCGCCCTTCTGGTAGTTGAAGGGCTTGGCCACATTGATCTTGGGCATGGGGTGTTCCTCACTTGAGGGGCTGCACGTAGGGGATCTGTACCGGCATCACCTGGGCAGCCCAACGCCGGCCGTTGCGCGGCGCCATGGGGGTTTCGGGTTGGAAGGCGCCCTGCTGCACGCCCTGTTGTTTGAGGCCGAGCTTGGTGCCGGCGAGCTGCACCTTCACCGCCAGGCGCCCTGCACGCAGCGCGGCGAGGTAGTCACGACGCCGCGTCATGAGGGTGATGTTGACGGTGAGCCGCTCACGCACGCTGTTCGATGCCTGCCGCTCGACTTCCTCTGTCATACCGGGCTGCAGGATGATCAGGTCATCCGGCAGACCTTCGTCGTCGGCATCGATCACGCGCAGCACGTCATCCTCGATCACCTCGGCGCCGAAGTTGGGCACCTGGGCGAGTAAGGCCTTCAGCTCGGTGAAGATCGCCGACTGCATGTCAATGGGTTGGGTCATGTCAGGGCACCACGTAGAGGGTGATCATGTGGCCGTCATCGCGCTCGATGCCGTCGATGTGCCAGGTTTTGCCGTCCATGACGAAAGCGCCTTGGCGGTCGAACGGTTGCAGGTAGCGCTTCTGCACTTCGTGCGTGCGCACCCGATCAACCGCCCCGCCCTCGCCGAAACGCTCGACGTCCTTCTCGACAATCACCGGCACACCTTCCGCCAGCACCTGGCCGGAGCGGCTCAGGTAGGTGGCGGTGCCATCGCTGAGGCTGTCCATGATCATGTCGTCGAGTTCGCTGACCAGATCAGGGAAGCCGCTCATTACTCACTACCGCTGAGCAGGTCGGGCGCTTTGAAATGGGCGGCTGCAGCCTTACCCGCTTCGCTATCCGCCTCGACGATAGTGCCTGCCGCAACCAGCTTGCGCTCCCACTCAGGGCCAGGTGGCGTGTAGGGCTGGCCCTTCACGAAGGTTTCTGAGCCTTCCTGAATGCAGCCGTCAGCCACGACATACTCCGCTTTCTTGGCCATGTCACACCACCTTGGCGAAGATGAAGGCGTCGGGCTCCAGCAGGGCAGCCAGCGGCGCGGATTGCAGTTTCAGCCAGCGAGCGCTCGGCTCCGGGGTGACCCAGGATTTCGGGAAGCGACGCGCTTCTACCAGGCCGCTCTCGATGGCATCGAGATCCTGAATGGCGCCGCACAGCACACCGTTACGGGTATTGGTGGAACCGAGAATGATGCCGCCCGCGCTGATGATCGGCTGCTCAACCTCCTCGGCATCCAGGTACCACTCGTCGTAGGCATACAGATCGATGCCCGGATCGTTCAGGTAGCCCAGGTAAGTGACGCCATCCGGCAGCTCTTCGGGCTTGATGATGCCCAGGTCAACACGGCGGGTGTTGAGCATCTTCATCACCATGTCGTTGGCCTGGAAGGCGTCGACAGCCTCGGCGCTCATCACACCGACGTTGGCGGTGCGGCCGGAGTCTTTCGCGATCTTGCGCTTCCAGCCTCGCAGGTTACCGATGGGGTTGGAGCCGGCGGCATCCCACTTACCGGTGGTGAGGGTGATCTTGTGGTCGGATGCCATCAGGAAATCGATGGTGTCATCCACGCCCTCACCCACCACACGAATCTGGCCGGTGGTCAGCGCCTGGGCGCACATCCACTCTTCACGGCGGGTGATTTCCTCATCCAGCTCAGCCAGATCCTTACCGAGCTGTTCGGCGGCACGCATGGCCGGCGGCTTGCTGGCGTAGGGGTTCTCACCTGGCGAGCGCTTCAGAATCAGTTCCGCCTCAGTCTCGCGCTTCGGCTGAATGTAGGGCGGAGTGTAGGTGTCGCTGCGGAAGCCTTCACGAAGGCTGTTGCTGCCGGGCAGGCGCGGGTGAACGAACGGCGCCATCTTGCGCTTGCCTTTGACGATGTCGATCTCCACCGTCTTGGTCGGGAAGGTGCGACCGGCACGGAAGAAGGTATCCATCAGGAAGCGGCGCGCCGGCTTCATCTGCTCGACGGCGTCGAGCATGGTACGGGTGTCGAAAATATCCATCGGTGTCTGCTCCTATCAGCGGACGAACAGGGAAAGGGGGCGCAGCGCGGCTTTCACCGCGGCAACGGTATGGCCGGTGCCAAGGGTCAGCTCAGCGCCGAGCACTTCGCCGGTGAGCATCAGCGGCGCTGGTGCAGCGCCACCCGTGGTGTCGATGTCGACATCGAGCACCACGACAGGCACTTCGGAGCCGTCCGAGGCGGCGGCCAGCGAGAGCTTGTACTGGCCATCGGCGGTGACTTTGCCAAGCACGGCGCCGCGCACCAGCTGCTGGCCAGCGGCGATAACGCCGGACTCTTTCACCTGCGGGAAGTCGCCCGCGATCAGGCGATCCGGGGTGTAAGTGACACGAGTAGGGTTCGGCATGACGGCCTCCTATCAGCGGGCATTGGCGCCGGCGACAATCGCGGCGACAGTGGATTTGTGCTCGGCCTGGGCTTTCTCGTCGGCCGTTTTGGTGGCGGCAGTCTTGACGCCTTGGGCGTCCGACTTGATGCCGTCGATGCTGATGCCGCGATCCTGCGCAGCCTTGAACAGCGCCAGGGCGGTAGCTTCGACGCTGGAGCCGTTCTCGATGGCCGCACTGATCTCGGCCTCGAAGCCCTTAACAGCCAGGGCGTTGATGCCGTTGATGCGATCACGCTCGGCCTTGGCGGCTTCCGACTTCACCGCAGCAGTGTCGACCTGCTCAGGCGCGGCGATCTGGATGGTCTGCGGGTCAGTGCCGGCCGCCAGTGCCTGCTGCAGCTCCGCTGTGGTTTTCACAATGGTCATGCTGAGTTTCCTCGTGGTGTTGCTGGCAGGGCCGGCCAGTTCGGCGATCAGGGTTTCCAGCGAGCCCAGGCGATGCGCCAGGCCCGCCTTGACAGCGGCGGCACCGACCATCAGGCCGCCGTGGTCGCCCATTGCGGGCACCTTGTCGGCATCGACACCGAGGTTGCGTGCGACCTTGGCGACGAACACGTCACCCAGGGCGTCGATGGTTTTGGAGATTTCGGCCCGGCCCTCTTCGGTGGAGATGTCAGGGCGCTTGTTGGGAGCGTTGCGGCTGGTGATCGTCCACCGCTTCTCGCCCTCGCGGGCTTCGCGGGTGAGCACCTCCACAACGACACCGATGCTGCCCATCAGGGCGGTATCGTCGACGACCAGTTCATCAGCGGCCGAGGCGACCCAATAGGCACCGCTGGCCACACTGCCGCCGCCGTATGCTTTGATGGGCTTCTTGCCCCGGGCGGCGTGGATCATGTCGGACAGTTCGTTGATGCCGTTGGCCTCGCCACCTGGGCTGTCGACGTTGAAGACGATGGCCTTGACCTTCGGGTCGTCCAGCGCCGTCTGGAAGTCGGTGGCCAGCTCCTGCGTGCTGGTCGCCCCGCTGATGCGGGTGAACAGGTTCGCGTAGCGCATGATCGGGCCGACCACCGGAATGATCGCCACGCCGTTGCGTACAGTGACGGCACGAGTGTTTTCCAACTGGCGACCCAGGCGCGCCTCCAGCGCCTCCGGGTCGCCTTGCCGATCAGCAATCGCCATCAGCCCATCCAGGGCGTCAGGCAGCATCAGCCAGGGCCGCGAAGCGGCCAGCTCAAAAGCTCGGGACATGAGTTATTCCTCGTCGGGGTTCGCCGGGGGCTTTGCTGGCTCCGGCGTGCCGTTCTTGGTGTCGTAGGGCATGCCGGCTACGCGCCGTTGTTCCACTTCGCGGCGGCGCTGGGCAAACACCATTTGCCAGGGCTCACCGGTCATGGCGGCGGTTTCCAGGGTTTCGTTGCTGAGCCCGCCTTCGATCCGCTCACGCGCGGCCTTGGCTTCCTTGAGCTCGTCGATTGCGCCGCGGGCCGGCCCGATCCAGAGCGCCTGGCAGTAAGCCTTGCGCTTGGCTGGGTCGTTGTAGCCAGGGAGGCTGATCATTCCCCGCGCCACAGCTTCGTCGATGATCAGTTCCCGGCTGGGCTGGCAGAAGTCACAGGTCAGCCACCAACGCCGCAGGATGTAGAAGCGCCAGGCCTGCAGCATCGCGGCACGCGCTGCGCTGTAGCTGCTGTTGTAGTGCAGCAGCAGCTCCTCGAAAGGCAGCTCAAGCGCCGCGCCGATTTCCTTCACCACGGCCACGAAGAACGGATCGAACTGCGCGTTTGGCCGAGCCGGGTTGGCGATGCTCGCCTTCTCGCCCTTGCCGAGATCGACAATGGCACCCTCGCCCAGCGCGATATCCTCCCCACCCGCATCGTCGGTGCTGTAGCCCTCATCCCCTCCGGCAAGGGCAGCCAGGCTCATCTTGCCTTCGTCGAAGTCACCGCTCTTCTCGATGAAGACGGTGAACATCGCAGAGATGACTGCGGCCATCAGTTCGGCGCTGCTGTAGCGCTCGAGCTTCTGCAGGGGCTCCAGCACAGCAGCCAGGTAAGGGGCGCCACGCTTCTGCATGGGGCGATCCTTGTCCGCCATCACATGCAGCACCCGGCGCCGGCCGGTTTCGGCGCCAACAGCCTCGAGGGTTTCCCAGGCCATCGCCCCGCCCACGTCGTACTCACCCGGGTAGCCCGAGCAAACGTGGTAACGGATGGCGTCCCCCAGTGCACCGAACTCGACTCCATCCACCAGGTTGGCGGTATCAGGATGAAGGTTCGGGTTGCACACGCGCTCCGACTCGATCAGCTGCAGGCGCGTACTGAACAAGCATCCGGGTCGTTCCTCGTCGGGGCTGGCCACGAACACGTCACCACCAACCAGAGCAGACACCAGTACCAGCGCTTGAAGCTGGTAGTGGTTCAACGCGGCCTCGGCATCGCACTCGCGCGGGTCATCGGCATACAGCGACCAGATGCGGTCGAGCTGGCCATTCAGCTGCTCACCCTCTTCTTCGGTGAGGCCCAGCGCCTGGTAGTCCACCTGTGCCCGGCAAACCAGCCCGGTACCGACGATGTTGGTGCGGCAACGCATGATCGCGGCGCGCGCGATCAGGTGGTTACGCAGGGCGTCCCGCGACCTAGCCACCAGCATCGCCCGTTCGTTGGCTGGCAAGGATCGGCGCGGGCTAGAAAGCCCAGGTATCCAACTGGCCATGCTGCGCAGGATTCGCGAAGCACCACGCCAACGCGTCTCGACCCCACCACCACCGCCTTGGGCGACGATCTTCTCCGGTGTCGCCGTTGCACGTGCCAAGCGAATGGCCTCTCGCATCAGCAGCTCTTCAGGCTTCTTTCGGAAAAAGCCCATGGTCAGATCCTCGCAAAGACGATGCGGCTACGACCACGGCCGGTGCGCTGGGCTTGTTCCGCAGCGACCTCGGCTGCCAGTTGCCCCTCAAGCACGCGCAGGCTGGCCAGCTCGGCGCGCTGAACCTCTCGGTCGCCCTTGCGCACGCGCTGACCCTTTTCAAGGATGGAGCGAATCGCCGCCCGGCAAGACGCCAGGCGCTGTTGTGCATCGGTCATGGTTCACCTCAGTGGCCGGCGCGGCTGCGCGTACCTCGGCCACGTGGCTTGGCACGGCGAGGCGTGGCGTTTACAGGTTGCTCGGCGCTGGAGAACAGCGTCGGCTGCATCAGTTGCTGCTCGATCTGATCCCATTCGGAATCGCGGAGCAGGTGTGTTTTCAGGCTACGCGCGGCATGCAGGGCGTACACCTCGCAGTCCAGCGCTTCGTTGCGCCGTCCGGCCTTCTTCTGCCAGACCATCTTGCTGGGGCTGCGCGGGTGCGGTGCCAGCACTTCGTTGGTCAATTGCTCGAAGTAGTCCGGCCGGATCTCGGCGTACCAGTGCATGCGGCCAGGGCCAGACCCGGGCAGCCGAAGCCGCGCATCGATCAGCGTCTTCGCCTTGTGGGTGCCGACGATGTGCACACGCAGGCCGTACTTGGCGGCCTTGGTGTTCGCCTGGTTGGTGTCAACGGACTGCGGTGGCTTGGAGTAGATTTCCTTATCGCGGCTGTCCACTGAAGCGCCCTTGATCGCCATGATGTTCACGTGCGACCGATTGCGGACGTAGGTGTAAACCGCGTCGTTGGTGTTGCCGTCCGAGCTGTCGATGCTCACGCCGGCAACGGCCAACTGGCAGCCGTACTCCGACGGGATCGGCGTGGCGAGCAGCTTGTCCAGCTCAGTCCATACCGGGTCGTTCGGGTCGATGGGGTTGCCCGGCAGTTCGCCCCAATAGATGCGCCACGACTCCTCACCACGGCCATAACCAACGATGGTCACCGCAAGGCGGTCGCCCTGTACGTCGACACCAGCCGTGACCAATAGCACGCCCTTCGGCGCAGTCAGTTCGGCGTAGGCTTCGGCGCGCTTCGCCAGTTCGTCCGTCTTCGGCGCGTCACTTTTGTACTCGTAGCTTTCGCCCTTCTGGCTGTTGGTGAAGGCGATCATCGGGCCGATGTTGCCGCGCTCGGCGGCGTACTCGGCCTGCAGTTTCTTCTCCATCAGCACTTGGAAACGCGAACCGTAGAACGTGGCATACAGCTCGTTCAGCACGTAGCCAGCAACACCACGGAACTCGGCAGTAGCCACCCAGCGGCCATGCTTCAGGTTGGCGTTCTTCTGGTTATCGTCCCAGCTACAGCCACAATGCGGACAGGCGTAGTAAGTCAGCTCGGGGCGCTTGTGCCCGTAGACCTCATGATGGAAGTCAGGGTCGTCCGCGCAGTGCAGGTGATCGAAGCTCAGTGCATGCTCTTCGCCGCATTCGTGACAAGGGACCATGCCCAGTCGCTTATCGGATAGCTCCATCTCGGCTTCGATGGCCGAGAGACCCTTGAGCGTTGGCGTACCGCCGATGATCAGCTTGCTGCGCCGGAACGTCTTCATCCGTTCCTTTGCCAGCTTGATGCTGTCGCCCTGCCCCCGAAGGTTCAGGTTGCAGTCGTCCGGCTCTTCCACGCCAACGCGCGGTACCGGCGTCGACTTCACACTGGCCGGGCTGTTGGAGCCGACCATCTTGAGGAAGCCGCCCGGAAACTTCTTGAAGTCCTGACGCTGCTGCAGCCGGCGGCTGCGCATATCGACCCGCTTACGGAGCCGCGGCGTCGCCTCGATCATCGGCTCCAGCTTCTCGCCCACGTACTGCTTGACGGCTTCAGCCTTCGGGAACAGCACGAGGATCGGCGACGGGTCGATGTCGATCCATTTCGCGATGGCATTCCCCAGCACGCCGGACGTCCACGCCACCTGGGCCGACTTGATGCCGACCACCTCATGTACTGCAGGATCATCAATGGCTTCGAGCGGGCCGCCTGGCCAGATCAGATGCGGGGTAATATCGAAGCGGTACTTGCCGGGGCGCGCAGCTTCGACCGGTGAGAGCCAGCGGTACTTGGTCGCCCATTCGATAATGGACATACGCGGTGGCGGCGCCCACTTGCGACTGATGCGCTTGAGCGCCTTAGTCGCCGTCTTCTTCAGCTGCCTCCGAATCATCCGATTCGTCAGGATCCCCGTCTGACGGGTCGTCGTCATCCAGGTCATAGTTCGCTAGCTCATTCAGGATGGTTTCCAGCGGCTCGCGAATCAGCTGGATATCAACATCGATTCCGTAGCGGGCCGAGAGGTCGGCGGCCAGGTTCTCGGTGTAGGTGTTGAGCAGTTCGACCTTGGCGACGGTGATCATCGACTCGAAGCGCTCCAGCAGATCGCCGAGCACCACTACCTCTTCCAGGTCTTTCGCCAGGGCCAGCTCTTCGCGGTCGCCCTTGATGCGGTCAAGTCGGTCGCGCACCGACTCTTTCTTGCCGTTGAGCGCAGCCACCTGCACAAGCCAGCCGATCACCTCTTCGGTGTCGTACTGGTTTTCGTTGCCGCGACCCAGGCCGATCTCTTGCACCGGCATGCCTTCGCGCTGCCAGCGGCTGAGGGTGCGTTCATCGCGTCCAACAATCTCAGCCAGGCCGGCCTTGGAAACCTTCAGGCCCATACCTAACCCCTTGAAAAGACGGACATCCCTAGCAAAACCTCAGCTAGAGAGAAAACGTGGCTCGAATTACCCGTACCCCCCTCGGGGTAGCAGGGAGGACCCGCTGCCGATTGCGGCACGCCAATCCCCCTCAGCGGCGCCGGCGGCTCGGCAGGCTGGGCAGCCGACCGGCCAACGCATCGGCGATGGCCTTGTCGATGTTCGCTTCGAGCTGCGCGTCGTTCTCTGCGACCCGGCGCACCACGTCATGGAACTTGAAGCGCTCGCGGTACTGCGGTTGGCGGACGAAGGCGAGCACCATCGCCACGCTCTTCCCACGCCGCTCGGCAATACCGATGGGCGTCTTGCCGCGCTTCATCACGAAGAACGCCAGCGCGTGCCCCTTACGCAGTGAGCGCCGGCTATCAGTCGCAGCGTTGTCCGAACCCGATAGCTTCATCGCCTTCAAGCCCGACAGGATCTGCGTCATGTGCCCCTTCTGGATATTCCCGTAGGCATCCAGCCGAGCACCGGCCGCCGGCACGACGAAGCGGCCAGCCGGCAGAATCCCCGACTCGCGCAAGTACTTCTCCGACCGGCGCGTGATCCGCTCCCCGCCTTCGACTTGCGGCAGCAGATAGTCCTCAGCGCTGAATGGATTCTTGCCCGTGCCCTGATCCTGTACCCACACCGCTGCTTCAGGGTCAGCCGATGGCTTGGCGTGGATGATACGAATCGAGTTAAGCACCCACGGCGTTGGCCTCGGGTTGAACACATCTTCCATCTCAGCCCGCAGCGCGATGCGCGCTTGGTTGGCCGTATGGTTGAGTGCATCCGCCAGCGCCCGAGGAGCGAGCCCGCCGCCCAGCTTCTGCAGCGCGGCCAGTGCATCGTCCAAGTCCCGGGCGTTGATGCTGCCCTTCACTCGCCCGTCTCGCGCGGCGGCACATCACACACCCCCGCCCGCTTGGCCAGCCAGCGCTCATACAACCCGCTGGCTACGTCAGCGCCCATGGTGGCAACCACGAAGCCGATGGCCGCAGCAACCAGCACATGTGCGCCGGCCGCCCAGATCAGCAGTAACGTACTCAGGCCAAACACAACCGAGGCCCCGGCTCTGAGCGCAACTCGATAGACCAGATCCCAGCCCCGCAACCCAGCCTTGTCCGCGCGCCACATCTCGCCGCTGAATCCAGCGACGATGGCGATAACCACAACTACCCAAATGGGCAGCTCAGCCAAGGCCTGCTGTTGCTCTTGAGTCATAACCGCACCTCACAGGCCAGAATAAAAAACCCGCGTGCCGCGGGAACGGCTGCCGCCCCTGCCACGGTAGCGTCAGCCAGAAAAGACAAAGCCCCGCAAGGCGGGGCTCTGAATCCGAGTCGGGTCTCGGGTTGTGCGACACAGCACGTGGCGCTCTGTTGCTCGGTAGGCGTACCTATCGAATCGTGGTGACTTTGTACCCCTCGAGTGACAAACCGAAAAGTCCCTTTTATGGGTTATCCCAGCCGGCGCCCTTCGGAGCCTTGCCAGCGCCTTATGGAGCCGAGTCGCCCGACGAGCGGTCAACCTTCAACTCAAGGCCACGCCCGCGGTGGGCCGCATCCGCCTGCTTCAACGATGCCCGGCGCACACGGTCGCCATCCCGGCGCGACTCCCGCCGCATCACCGTCAGCTTGCCCTGGCGTTCCAGCAGCCCGGCCTGCAGGCGCTCATGCAGCACGCCCACCTGCCGGTAGTACGCCCGCCGCCCTGCATCGCCGCGCCCCAGCTCCAGGGCATCCACCTGCTCGTCGATGGTCAGCCTGGGTTCGTTGCGGTACCGCGCATAGGCCAACCGCACCAGTGCCGCGCCGCCCTCCTGCCGCTCGATGCCGTACAGCACCTGGTTCACCTCAGCCGCTGCGTAATCCGGCCCGGCGCCGGCAACCAGCAGCTTCGCGCCATACACCCCGCCACGCGGCGCACAGCCGGCGAACTCGACGATAGTGCCCATGGTGCTGGGCAAACCGCCCCCCAGGCCGTTCTGGGCCAACTGCTCGCCCCAATGCCTCAACAGCGTCTCGACAGCCTCGATCATTGTTGTGCCCGCCCCGTAGTGATCAACGATTCAACAACCGCTCTTTCTCAAACTCGGCGTCCAAGCGGAGCTTGCGAGCAGCAAGCGGCTCAAGCATTTTCACCACAGCCAGGAAGTCCGCCAGCGCCTCGGCAGCGTCAATCAGGATGTAATCAATATTTGATTCATCGATGTTCACATCGAACACGTAGACCACGCCAGGAAGTTCATCTGCAGCCCGGACAGCAGCATCGCGGCGGTAGAGCACATAGACGCCATCCTCTTCGTCGTAGCGCACGAATCCTAGGCCCTTGTACATCAGGTCATCGTCAAAATTCTCCCAGTTGGCCAGGCTTGGTTTTACAAGCTCCTCCAATGTCTCACCAACCCTCACCAACCCGCCCTTCTCAACCCTGTAAACGGCCATTTCATTCACTCCTACGGTTAAAAACTTCTGTCGGAATTCTGTCGGAATTCTGTCGGAATTTTTTATTTATTAAAAACAATAACTTAACTCTGTTTCCGACAATCCGACAGGTATTTTAAAAACTCTCACGTGTATGTAGGCGCGTGCGCGCACGTGAGAAAACCTCAAAAAGCTGTCGGAATGTCGGAACGCCCGCCGCACTAGGCTTGCGGCCTGTCGGAATGCTGTCGGAAGTCTGTCGGAATGTCGGAAACATCAGTCCAATGCTCCCGGCGCAGGGATAGACCGTCGATCAAAGTGCGCACCAAACTTGCGGCACTGCACCCCCGCCTCAGCCGCCCAGCTACGCCCAAGCTCAGCCTTGCGTGCCGCGAAGGCTGGCGTCACGTAAATGCGCGTCGTCTTGAAGTCATCCGAGGTTGTCGGGTACTTGATATCAGGCCGCTCTCGCAGCAAATCGCGCCCAGCCTCCTGCTGGAAGTCGCGCTCGCGCCGCTTGAACTCGTTCGCACCCTCGCACCACTTACAGAACGCCTGCCACAGATCGGCCTGCGTCACCGCACCGGTGACCGGAAACTCGGTTTCCCCCGCCATCCAGCGCCGCACGAAGTACCGAGGCGCCGCCAGGCTGCCATCGATCAACGCCTGCTTCTCATCGTTCAGCGGCGGCTTGCTGTGCGGGCTGAACCCGGTCAGATCCAGATTCATCAGGTAGTGGTAGAACGCCTCGATGCCACCGTTTTCGATCTCCTGCACCAGCGCCTGAAAGTAACCGGCCGGCGGCACGCGATCGACATACAGCACCAGGTAGCGCCGGTCACCATCATCCAGAGCCAGCGGCACCGTAGAGTTCGACAAGAACACGAAGTTGAGGTGGTTCGCCTCCTCTCGCACAGGCATGTTCTTCTCGTTGATCTGCAGCGTCTCACCGGTCACCAGATGCTTGAGCACGCCCTTGTAGTGGCGCATCTCTTCACGGCTGACCACCTCCTCTGCCAGCGCGAACAACTTGCGACTCTGCCAGCCCGTGAACTGGCTTTCGAGCTGGGCCTGGCCGATGGTCGTGCCGTACTCGCCATAGATGCGCCGCACCACCTGTTCCCACAGCAAGCTCTTCCCTGGGCCCTCAGCGCCGAACATCACCACCGCCGTGGCCATCTTCGCGCCAGGGTTTTGCAGCGGGTAGGCAATCCACTTCAACAGGAAGGTGTACTCATCCACCCGGTTATTGCACAGCAGGCCAAGGTGCTTGCGGATCAGCAAACAACCATCGGCCCCGCGCTCATCCTGCTGCACCTTGAACCCGTCATACAGATTCAGCAGCAACGGCCCGCAGCGCTCGGTCGGATCGAACACCACATCCTGCGCCATGCGCCGATGCTCGCTCTCCTGCCACCACTTGTAGCGGGTACGCCCGACCGCCTCACGAATCGCCGACAGCTTCACCATCCGCGCACGCTTGCAGTCCCACGCCGTATCGGTGCCGTACACCACCACGAAATCGCTCACCAGCTCCTGCTCACTGATGCGAAAGCCCCCGCCCCCCGCGTGTGTGTGAGCGAGCGCGCCATCGTCGCCCTGGCCGGAATCATCCTGGCCAGCGCACTCAAGAGAAGGGGCGCAGGGAAGAGAATCGCCACCATCAGCCGCGAACGCATCAAACGCCTCGAGCGCGGCCAACTCCAGCGCCGCCACCAACTGCTCACGCACCGCATCCAGCCCTTCGGCCACCTGCAGGTCGTTCCAATCCTTGCCATGGCCACCGGCCGGGAACACCGCCACGCCGCCAACCTCCAGCGCAGCGGCCTCGGCCTTCGTGCGCCCCGGGTTGCCCGGCTTGGTTGGGTCATCATCACCACACAGCACAATGCGCGCCGCTGGGTGCTTCGCCCGAATGGCCCTGGCCACCGCTGGCATATTCCCCGAGTCCACCGCCATCACCACCGGCCAGCCAGCAGCCTCCAGGCAACTGGCAGCCGTGGCGTAACCCTCAGCAATGCCGATCACCTCAGTGGCCAGGTGCTCGCCCAACACGTGGAAGCAACCCGCCTTGCGCCCGTAGCGCGGGAACAGCTTATTGCCCAGCGGGTTGATCTGCTGCAGCGACTGAATCACCCCCAGCTCATCGCGCAGCGCAATCACCAGGTCACCACGCTTGAGCACCAACATCGACAGATGCGCCGGCCGAGGCTTCGGCACCGACTTCAGGAAGGTCTGCGCGTGCTCGCCCTCCCAGATCTGGCAGCGCTGCTCTTGGTCATCGATCTCCAGCACCACCGTGCGCGCCATAAAGCGCACGCCCCAGGCCTGCACCTGCTTCTTGTCCAGATACGGGCTGCTGCCCTGCTCGCTGGCATGCTCAGCCCAAATGCGCTGGCAGGCACCGGCCACGGCGGTACGCATCACCGCCAGCAAGGCTTCGTCCGCCTCGATCTCGGCCTGGCGCTTCGCCCGGCGAGCCTCCTGCTCGCGCACGAACTGGCGCTTCTGCTCGGCGGTCAGCTCCTTCTTCTCTGGCGTCCAACCGTTGTCCTGGGCCAGCTTGATCACCGAGCCCAGGCCGGTACCGCTCTTGCGGAACGACTTCCACACCGACTTCGCGTCGGCCAGCTTGTAGCCGGTGCCGCTCTGGCTCCAATCGTTCCAGGCATCCCAGCCCGCCTCGCCAAACTCGGCCTTGATGCCCATGCCGACCGCCACCCACGTCTCCCGGCTATCAGCCGGGATAAAACGCAGCAGCAACGGCAGCTCAGAAAGGGAAAGCGGGATATTGTCAGACACAGACCGCCCTCCATGCGTTGGCAGCCTGCCAGTAAGCCTGCAGGGCGACCTTGATGCCTTCCCAGTCGCGCATCGCGTGCAGTTCACGCAGGCGCTGGGCGGCACGATTAACTTTGGCGCGCAGATGGGCGCGCAGGGCTGGGCGGTTCATTTGCCACCCCCATCAACCAGATGCAGCGACTCTCGCGCCACGGTGCTGTTAGCTTCCTTGAGCATATCGAGCACGAAGGCGGCGTCAGCAATGCCAAGATCTGCCGCCATGGAGCCACCCACTGCCCCGATAAAACCGGCATACAGGCGGGCGCGCTTCGCTGGCGTATCCAGGCCGTTGGCCAGGGCGATATCCATGAAGGCCCCGCCGAGCATCTCCCACATATCCGAGCCAAGCTCGGCAGCGTTGATTTCTTCAGCCACGCCGCACCTCCATCAACCCCTGGCAGCTCACGCAAAAACGGCAACCCGGCACTGCTTGGCGCCGGGCTTCGGGAATGTCGTCACCACAGCTGTCGCACTCGGTCGCGCTCTCGCCCTGGTACACCACACGGTTATCGATGGCCTGCTGCAGGCGCGCCTGCTGGGCCGCTTCAGCCATTTCCAGTACGCGCTCATCCATCGTGGCGCTCCTCCCCAGCCAGCATGGCCTGCTCGGCGCCGGCGATGATCGCCAGCACCTGGCGAATCACCTCATGCCCGTGGTGCCGCAGCGCCACAACCTCATGCGCCTGCCAAACGTTGTCGGCCGCACCGTCGTGCAGGCTGCCCACGAACTCCCCCTCGCGCTGCAGCAAGTCACCCACCGCCTTCAAGGCATCGCGGGTCGCCTTCACCGGCACCGGCTTGAACCACACCGCCCCGGCCGGACGCATCAGCGCGTCCAGCAGGCGCGGGTCATTGGTCAGGCGGATGATGTCTTCAAGCTCGTCCGGGTTTGGCCAGCGGCGTTCCTCGGTCGGGTTCAGCTTCTTCTGCAGGGTGTCGTAACCCGTTACCAGGTCGAGATGCATATCAGTGGCCAGGGCGCCAATGCCGCCCCGATGGTCACGCCCGGCGCGGTAAAGCGCGTGGCGCAGGGAGAGCACCGGGCCAGCGCCCGGCAGCAGATCTTGTCGGCTCATACCTACCCCAAGCCGGCCCCAGGCGGGGCCGGCTGTTGTGTGCTGTGTCTGCCGAGCTGGGCAGTCAGAGTTGCCCCGCTCGACCCCTTCCGTGCCGAGGGTCAGAGGCCCCGGCGCGGTTACTACCTAAAACCGCCGTTTAACGACATAGCCAGGCAGCCAGGGTTTCCCCTACTATTCCGGCTACGGCGACTCGATGTTTCCACGTGCTGTGTCGGCATCGAGCGTCGTGCGCCTGGCGAGGGGTCAGAGCCTCGCCAGGCACCGGTGCAAGGGGTCAGAGCCTTGCACCACCCCGCCCACCTGTGTGTCAGAGCTCAGGTGGGCAACCCGCTGGCCCCTTCGGGGGCCAGCACCTTTGAGGGCTTAGCGCCCTCTCTCTCTTTCTGCATCAACCTGCTTCTGGAGAGAAACCAATGCCTGCTCAACCAGATTTTGCTGCAGCCCTTGCAGCGCTAGACCAAGCGCTGGCTGCATTGCCGCCAACAGCTGTTGGAGATCAAGAGCCGAAGTTTCGCCTGGACTACCTTCGCTCGATTGAGCAGCTACTGGCTGCCCAGATGCGGATTCACAAGCTTCAGGGGAAATACAAGCCGTAAGCTCCAGCGTGATGCCGAAAGCAGTGAAACCTTGAGAAAGGCGGATCATGCGGCCTCCGAGTGATTAAGCTCAGCCTCAGGCACGCCGAAATGCTGCAAGACCTCACAAAGCGAAACCTTCCCCTCACTTTCCCGCGCCAAGGCGCGCAGTAAGCGGAAGCGGGGTTCCTTGCGGGCGTACAAAACGTGCACCTTCATGTAACCGATAGTCACCCCGCAGCGGCTTGCATACGCCTCAAGCGGGTTACCACCCGGTTCACGCGGGCTATCAATGCTGCGGATGTAGTCGACGAGTTTCATTCTGGTCACCTCGGTCGACATAATTACCGAACGGGTAACGAATAGCAATACCCGACAGGGAATTTACCCGGCGGGTAATTACTGGCTCAATCTCTCTTATGAGCAAATACCCCACGATCCCCGAAATACGACACGCCAACCTGCGCCGGGTAATGGACGAGCAGGACATTGGCCCGGCCGAACTCGCTCGCCGACTTGGCAAATCACCGAGCCAAGTTGGGCAATTCGCCGGCCCAACTAGATTCAAGGGCATCGGCGATGACGCCGCGCGCGAACTCGAAGAGCTGCTTGGCCTGGCTCCCTACGACCTAGACAACCCAATCGTATTGCTCGGCCTGAGCACTGCCGAATCCGGTAGCTATCACACGGATGCGACCTTCCAGGCGTACACCAAGGGCAAGATACCTGTAGTAGGTGTCACAGCGGCAGGAGCTGCAATGGAAGTAATCGACCTCTACCAACCAGGCGTCGCCGAGGAATGGATAGACGCTCCGAAGAACTACACCCCTGGCTCCTTTATCCTGCGCCTGTCCGGCTTCTCTATGCAGCCTAAGTTTTGGGATGACGACCGCGTGATGATTGAGCCAGCCCTAGCCTGGTCAGTCGGCGACTTCGTATTCGCTAAGCGTCCAGCCCACGGCGACGGAACCTTCAAGAAGCTGGTAGAAGAAGATGGCCGCATGTTCCTGTTTGCGCTCAACCCAGACTTCAACCCCCGCTACATTGAAGTGACGCAGGATTGGCACATCGTAGGCAAAGCCACATTCCGGCTAGATAAACTCTAAATAAATACCCATCAGGTATTTACAAGCATTACCCAACAGCTATAGATTGATCGCGTACCCACACTCTGACCCCCGGAGTACGCGATGCAACAGACACAGCACACATCCGCCCAGGTGCTCCTGCACCCGGCATGCACCACCAACCCGGACGCCGTCCGCGCTGTTCAGCAGGCCACTGGCCGCTTTGTAGTGCTCGTAGGCGGCCGCCCCACGCTGAAGCAGCCCCAAACCCTGCCCGCCTTCGAGGACTTCGGCCCTTGGGGAGGCGCAGCATGAGCACCCACAACGAGCACGAACTCAAGGCCTACCGCGCCCGACTGCTCAGCCTGCTGACGCGGGTTCGCAACGCGCCCGACCTCCCATCGATGGACGCCGACTTCTACATCGTCCTCGGCTGGATCAGCGCCGGCCACTGCCTGGACGCCATCAGTATCGGCGCAAGTGACAGCCTGCATGATCTGGTACTCAACGCCAGTCAATACCGCTCCGCCGAGTTTGCCCACCAAGCCGAGGCCCAGCGACTGGCCCGCGCACAGGAGCGTGCAGCATGACCTACGCCCTTACCCCAATGTCCGCCCGCGCTATTGGCGTTTTGCTGAACGCCGGCGGCGGCTCCGACGCGATCCTGCTGCGCCGCCCCGAGAGCGAACTGCGCGCAGAACTGCACATTGAACGCTGCGGCCGCACCCTCACGGCCACCATCCTGCTCGGCCATCAGCGAAGCAGCCTGACACTGCAAGATGGTGACGGCGCCAACCAGCTGAACCTGGCCGAGCAGATCGAAGCCATCGCCAACGGCACAGCCGACACCGCCGAAACCGGCGCGATCGGCACCCCGGCCACGCTAAAAACCTGCTGCAAGTGCGGCGGCGAGGCCATCGGCTACGACTACGCGATACCCGGCACCGAGTATCGCCACGGCGTGAAGTGCCGGCACGGCGACTGCCAGGCGGTCGAAGGCGCCACCACGGCGGACGAAGCCCATGCCGCCTGGAACCGCATCCAGGCCGAGAAGCTGGACGAGCCCACCGCCCATCCCGCCGACATGGTCAACCACCCTCCGCACTACAACGGCCACCCCTCTGGCCTGGAGTGCATCGAGGTGACCGAGCTGCTGCCGTTCAACCTCGGCAACGCTTTCAAGTACGTGTTCCGCCACCGTAGCAAGAACGGCCGCGAGGATCTGGAGAAGGCCCGCTGGTACCTCAACCGCGAACTGGAGCGCTGCGAGCGCGGCGGCATCAGCATCGGCTACCTGCAGGCCACCCACGCCCTGGCCGGCCGCATCGCCGCGCACGAACCGTACCCGGTTGGCGCTGCGCTGGTGGCGATTGCCGCCGACGAGCCAGCCGAAGCACTGCACTGGATCGAGCACCTGCTCGCAGCCTGAGGGCCACGCCATGAACCGCACCGTGAAAGAGGCCGCCCAGGTACTGGGCATCGCCGAGAGCCAGCTGCGCGCCCACCTGCGCAGCATCAACGCCCTCAACCGCGACGGCACCCTGGCAGCGCGCCACATCGGCGGCGGCAAGCTGTTCATGGATCCGCGCGTGACCACTATCAAGCGCATCGGCATCCGCAAGCACTACGCCCCAGTGATGGTCACCGAAGCCGGCATTGACTGGCTGGCCAAGCAGCTCGGCATCGCCATCACCGAACTCCCGGCAAAGGACAGCGCCGCATGAACAAGCCCAACCCAATCGCCGACGCCATCGGCGTCGTCAAGCTGGCCAGCATGCACCACGCCAACCCGGGCACCGTCAGCGCCGCCACCGTGCGCGACGCTGCAGACGAATGCATCGAGCGCCTGCAGGGCATTCCGCCCCAGGCGCTGGAGCTGGCCGCACTGTACTGCGCGCTGTTCGCCCTGCTGCCGAACCGCTGGCTGCCCTACGTCACCCTCACCGGCGACACCGAGCGCCCGTTCGGCGCGGTGATCACCGACGAAGCCGGCAACATCGCCGCCACCACCATCGGCAAGAGCGTCGAAGGCGTCACCGCAATCATCGCCGCCAAGCTCAGCCACCCCACGGCGGGGTGCGGGGAGGTGGTGCAGTGAGCAACACGTTCGAACTGCTCCAGCAGCGCCACAAGGCCAACAGCCTACCGCTGGATGAAGTGCGCGCCGAGTACTTCTCGCACATCAAGACGGAGAAGCGCCTGCGCCACCTCATCCGCACCGGTGAGGTGCAGCTGGCCACCTTCAGGATATCCGATTCGCGCCTGGCGCCGCTGCACGTGCGCCTGGCCGACCTCGCCGCCTACCTCGACGCTCGCGCCGAGCAAGCGGCTTAACCCCCGCGCCCGGCGGCACCGGGCAATTCTCTGACAACCGAGGCACAGCACATGAAACCCACTGACAGCTCCGACTTCATCCAGTCCCTCAACGCCGGCGTCTTCGCCGAGCAGTTCGGCCGCGCCCTATCCGACGTCGCCGCTGGCGTGGTCGACCACGGCAAGGAAGGCACCGTAACCCTGACCTTCAAGCTCAAGCAGATCGCGCAGACCAACCAGGTGAACGTGACGCACAAGCTCGACTTCTCGCAGCCCACCAAGCGCGGCAAGAAGCGCGAGGACACCACCCTCGACACCCCGCTGTATGTCACCCCGGACGGCCTGCAGTTGTTCCAGACCAACCCGACCGATCAGCTCTTCCGCAAGGAAGACACGCCCGTTCACGCGCGCAGCTGATCACCCCGAACCGCAACACAGCACCACCTAACCATCCTTACTCTGACAAGGACTACAACGATGTTCGATCACAAAGCACTGGAAACCCTTAACGCCCAGGCCGTCGCAGCCGCCAACGTGCGCATTGAGCATGGCGGCAGCACCCTGGCCGTTACTCCGGCGAGCTGCACGCTCACCAATCTGGAGCCCTACCAACTCTCGCGCGACCGCTTTCGCGGCAACCTGAACACCCACTCGCTGAAAGCCTTCGCGGCCTACGTCGAGCGCCACATCGGCGGCGAAGACGACAAGGGTGCATCTGGCTTCGTCGATCAGGACGCCATGCGCGCCACTGTCATCTTCAACCTGGGCACCCCGGACGATGCCGGCCATGGCGACGACCGCGCCACCCTCACCCTCAAGCCCACCGCTGCCTACAAGGCACTCGCCGAGGTGGTCGGCCGCTCTCTCAGCCAGCAGCAGTTGGCCGAGTTCCTCGAGGACTGGGCGCCGCACATCACCGCCATCAACGTTGTGCGTCGCATGCAGATCAAGGCCACCTCGGAGCTGAACAGCGAAGTCGGCGACATGAGCAACCGCCGCAGCGCGATGGAAGAGATCGAAGCGCGCAGCCTCGAAACCCTGCCGACCACCTTTGTGTTCAGCACCAAGCCCTACGACCCGCTGAGCGTCGCCGACATCACCCTGCGCCTGTCGGTGATCACCGGCGACAAAGCCCCGGTGCTCAAGCTGCGCTGGGTCGGCCAGGAAGCGCAGCAAGAAGCCTTCGCCGAAGAGTTCCAGCAGGTGCTCGAAGGTGAAATCGGCGGCCTGCTGCCGCTGACCATCGGCACCTACCAGCAAGGCCACTAAGCCCCAACTCCCTGCGCCAGAGACTCTGACCCCTGGCGCAGGGCACCAACGGAGACACAGCACATGACCGTTTCACACATCACCCTCGCCGTTATCGGCGCGCTCGCCATCATCGCGCTGCTCGGCCTGGCCTGGCTGGCCTACGTCAACGCCGAAACCGCCCGCACCAATGGCTATGACCAAGGCTACGGCGACGCCCGCAAGGCAGCCGCCGACTACACCACCAGCCTCGAAGGGCAACTCGCCAACTCCGTGGGCCGCTATGCCAAGGCCAAACGCGAGCATGACCAGCAACTGCAGGACGCCGACCGCCGCATCGCCATCTACGCCGGCCGCAGCTACACCCGCGACGAGCTCACCAGCATCCGCCGCGCAGCCAAACAGCTCAAGCTGGCAGCCCTGACCTACAGCCAACTCAGCACCAACCAGGTGCTGGAGCTGAGCGACCAAGCGCGCCACGCCCTCACCGTATGCGGCGAACTGGAGCAGATCGCCCAGCGCATCGAGGATCAGCTCGAAGGCACCGCCCCGACCGCACTGCCCAATACCCAGCAAGAAGCAGAAGCCGCCCTGCTTGAAGCGGCTGCCTTCGCCGCTGGCGTACCCAACGGCAAAAGCTGGCTCGTCTACGGCCCCGAAGGCTGCGGCAAAACCACCAACGCCCAGGCCATCGCCGACGCACTCGGCCTGACGGAGATCGTTGACGACTGGCAGCCAGGCGACCCCGCGCCGATCACCAAAGCCCTGGTGCTGACCAACCACCTCGGCCCCGACTTCCCGCCCTTCTACCGCCGAGCCCTCTCGTATGAGCAGGCCATGTCGCTGGTTGCCGCCAAGGCCAAGCCGGGGGTGGCAGCATGAAAACCTTGTGCATCTACCACGCCAATTGCGCCGATGGCTTCGGCGCCGCCTGGGTCGTTCGCCAAGCGCTGGGCGCCGACAACGTCGAGTTTCACGCCGGCCACTACGGCAAGCCCGCACCGGACGTCGAAGGCCGCGACGTGATCATCGTCGACTTCTCCTACCCCTATGAACTGCTGGTTCTGCTCGGCCACCAGGCCCGCTCGATCCTGATCATCGACCACCACAAGACGGCAGCCGAAGCACTGGCCCAACTGCCGCAGGCCCCCGCCAGCTTTGCAGAATGGGCGCCCTCCACCCAGCGCGTGGGCACCGTGTTTGACATGAACCGCAGCGGCGCCGGCCTCACCTGGGACTACTTCAATCCAGGCGCGCCCCGCCCTGCCCTGATCAACCACATCGAGGACCGCGACCTCTGGCGCTTCAAGCTGGAGGGCACGCGCGAGATCCAGGCCAACCTGTTCAGCTACCCCTACGACTTCGAGGTATGGGACGCGCTGATGAACACGCTGACTAGCCAGCTACTGGCGGACGGCAAGGCCATCGAGCGCAAGCACCACAAAGACGTGGCCGAGCTGGTGGCGGGCAGCAAGCGCCGCATGGTCATCGCCGGGTTTGACGTGCCGGTAGCGAACCTGCCCTACATCCACTCCAGCGATGCCGGACACCTGATGGCCATCGGCGAACCCTTCGCCGCCTGCTATCAGGACACCAGCGAGCACCGCTACTTCTCCCTGCGCAGCCATGATCAAGGGCTGGATGTTGGCGAGATCGCCAAGCGATACGGCGGCGGTGGCCACCGCAACGCGGCCGGCTTCAAGGTGCCGTTCGATCATGAGCTGGCATGCTTTGCCACAGCCCGGATACTGACCTGTGTCTACTGCGGCCACGAGTACCCGCAGGACACCCCAGCCGCTGGCGACCAGGTGCTGACTGACCATATCCGCACCTGCGCCAAGCACCCGATGCGCGAGGCGCAGCAGGCCATTGCGAAGCTGCATTCAGCGCTCGCCGGGCTGGTTGGCGAATCGACTCCCCAAGGTCTTTCCCAGTTGGAAGTGGGCTTGAAACTGGTGCCGATGCCGGCAACAGAGAAAGCCCTCATGAGCGCCGCCATCCAGGCTCTGCGCGACACCGCCGGGCTCATCACCGCCACGGAGGTGCAGCCATGAGCTGGATTCTCACCCGCAGCGGCCGGAAGTTCGACCTGGCCAACCCCACCGCCGACATGGTGGACCCGACCGATATCGCCCACAGCCTGAGCATGCAGTGCCGCTTCAACGGCCACACCCGCCACTTCTACAGCGTGGCCCAACACTGCTATCTGGTGTCCGACCTGGTGCCGGCCGAGTACCGCCTGGAAGCGCTGCTGCACGACGCCACCGAAGCCTACGTGGGCGATCTGGTGCGCCCGCTCAAGGAAGGCATGCGCGAGTTCTACGAGTGCCAGAACCTCGAATCACTCTACGACGCAGTAGAGCGCCGGGTCTGGATCGCCATCTGCGCACGATTCGACCTCGACCCCATCCTGCCGGACTGCGTGAAGCACGCCGATCTGGTAGCGCTGGCCACCGAAAAGCGCGACCTGATGCCCGAGCACCCGGAGCCCTGGCCATGCCTCGAAGGCATCGAACCCATCCCCCAGTTCATCGACCCCTGGCAGCCCAGCACGGCAGCCATCCACTACCACGGCCGCCTGCTCGAACTGCTGGCCACCACTCACCGGCGGAGGGGCAATCATGGCTGACCGCACTGGGATTGAATGGACCGACGCGACATGGAACCCGATCAGGGGCTGCTCGCGTGTCTCGGAGGGCTGCCGGCACTGCTACGCAGAAGGCCAGGCAGCCCGCATCATCGCCATGGACCGCGGCCGAGGCGGCGCCGATGGCAAAGGCAGCTACGACGGACTGCTTGCCAAGGGCGGCCAATGGAACGGGAAGGTGCGGAAGGTTCCTGAGCTGCTGGATCAGCCGCTGCGCTGGACCAAGCCGCGCCTGATCTTCGTCAACAGTATGTCGGACCTGTTCCACGAGGACGTGCCGTTCGAATTCGTCGCCGCCGTGTTCGGCGCCATGTCGCATGCACGCCAGCACACCTTCCAAGTGCTTACGAAGCGCCCCGCACGCATGCTCGAGTTCTTCACCTGGCTGCCTCAGCAGACGTCGCACAAGGAGGCCTGGGTCGCTACCGTGAACCAGGCAGAGTTCGTCTGCGGCGAAGATAGGGGGCGGCGTGGTTCCGAGAATGCAGCCGTCGAGGCCTGTGCCAGCGCTGCGTACTACAAGCGCGAGCAGATCGCGGCAGGTCGAAGCCTGCCACATAGCTTCTGGCCGAAATGGCCGCTGCAGAATGTCTGGATCGGCGTCAGCATCGAGGACCAGGCCGCCGCTGATGAGCGCATTCCGCTGTTGCTGGAGGTTCCGGCCGCCGTGCGGTGGCTGAGCATGGAGCCGCTGCTGGCGCCTGTCGACCTGTCGCGCTGGCTTGAGCTGGGAAGCCTGGATACAGACCGGGGTTTGTCAAACCCAGGAATCGACTGGGTGGTAGTAGGCGGCGAATCAGGACCGAAGGCGAGGCCGATGCATCCCCAGTGGGCACGCGACCTGCGCGACCAGTGCTCATTGGCCGGCGTACCCTTCCTGTTCAAGCAATGGGGCGAGTGGGCTCCAGGCGAATGCGTCACCCGGAATAGCGGCGTGGTTCCTACTGCGTCTCTGAGCTGGGAATGGCAATTCAGCACCGAAAACCTCGCACGCGAAGGCGGCCACGTCGACGACGAGCCCGACCTGTACCGCATCGGAAAGCGTAATGCCGGGCGCCTGCTCGACGGCGTACAGCACGACGGCTATCCGGTGTCCGACCTGGCTATTCGCACGGAGGCGACCCAGCCATGACCGCCACCACCTACCGCATCCACCCACAACCCAGCTTCAACTTCGGCGGCTTGGTGATCGACAACTTCGCCGGCGGCGGCGGCGCATCCACCGGCATTGAAATGGCCCTGGGCCGGCCGGTGGATATCGCCATCAACCACGACCCCGAAGCGATCGCCATGCACGAGATCAACCACCCGCACACCAAGCACTACTGCGAGAGCGTGTGGGAGGTCGACCCGCGCGAGATCACTGGCGGGCGACCCGTCGACCTCTGCTGGTTCAGCCCGGATTGCAAGCACTTCAGCAAGGCCAAGGGCGGCAAGCCGGTGAAGAAAGAGATTCGCGGCCTGGCCTGGGTGGCCATCCGCTACGCCGCCACCGTGCGCCCGCGCGTCATCATGCTGGAGAACGTCGAAGAGTTCGTCACCTGGGGCCCACTGGCCGAAGGCCGCCCATGCCCTAAGAACAAGGGCCGTACCTTCAAAAGCTTCGTCAACGCCCTGCGCCGCCACGGCTACCAGGTCGAGTGGCGCGAGCTGCGCGCCAACCAGTTCGGCGCCGCCACCATCCGCAAGCGCCTGTTCCTGATCGCCCGTTGCGACGGCCAGCCCATCGTCTGGCCAAGCCCGACGCACCTGGCAGCCGCCAGTGCCGAGGTCAAGGCCAAGCAGGCCAAGCCGCAGCGCCTGGCCGCCGATATCATCGACTGGTCGCTGCCCTGCCCGTCGATTTTCACCCGCAAAAAGCCCCTGGCCGAGGCCACCCTGCGCCGCATCGCCCAGGGCATTCAGCGCTATGTGATCGATGCGGCAGAGCCCTTTCTGGTCAAGGTCAACCATGGCTATGACTATTTCCGTGGCCAACCCCTGGACGAACCGCTGCAGACCATCACCAGCAAGCTGGGCACCGGCCTGGTAGTGCCGACCCTGGCCCCCTTCATCACCGAACACGCCAACGCCAGCACCCAGCGCAACATGCCAGTGGAAGCCCCACTGCGCACCATCTGCGCCCAGGTCAAGGGCGGCCACTTCGCCGTGGTTGCCCCCACCTTGGTGCAGCTCGGCTATGGCGAGCGCCCAGGCCAGGCGCCACGCGCGCCCGGGCTGGACAAGCCACTGGGTACCGTAGTGGCCGGCGGCGGCAAGCATGGCCTGGTGGCGGCTTTCCTCGCCAAGCACTACGGCGGCAACTACACAGGCCCAGGCGCCTCACTGGACGAGCCGGCACCAACCGTAACGACGGTGGACCATAACGCCCTGGTGCTCGCCCACATCCAGCGCGACTTCGGCGCAAGCGTTGGCCATGCTGCTGACGAACCACTGGGCACCGTGACCGCCGGCGGCGGCGGAAAATCCGCACTGGTCGCCAGCAGCTTGATCAAGCTACGCGGCACCAGCCGCGACGGCCAGCCCGCGACCGAGCCACTGCACACCGTCACCGCATCTGGAAACCACCTCGGCGAAGTGCGCGCCTTCCTGCTCAAGTACTACGAGCACGGTACCGGCCAGTCCCTGACCGAGCCCCTGCACACCATCACCACCAAGCACCGCCTGGGCTTGGTGATGGTCAAGGGCGAGCCCTACCAGATCGTCGATATCGGCATGCGCATGCTGGAGCCCCACGAGCTCTACGCCGCCCAGGGCTTCCCGGCCAACTACATCCACGACCGCACCATAAGCGGCAAGCGCCTGAGTAAAGCCAGCCAGGTACGCATGTGCGGCAACAGCGTCTGCCCACCCGTCGCCGCCGCCCTGGTGCGCGCCAACCTCGTGGAGCAGCAGCAGAGCGAGGTGGCGGCATGAGCCAGCTCGAACTATTCACCGCCCAGCGTCAGGCCATTGCATCCAGGCACGAACCCTACGCCCCCTTCGACAGCACCAAGGCCCGCCAGATCATCCTCAGCCGCCTGCTGAAAGCCGGCGGCGCCTGGATTCGCCGCAGGGAGTTGCGCAAGGCCACCGGCATGCGCCCTGCTCACGTCAGCAGTGTGCTGCGCGAGCTGAACTGCGCGGGAGTGATTGAGCGCACCGACACACTGCCCATCGTCCACCCTATGCATGGCCACATGGGGCAGACCACCGGGTACCGTATTCGTCAGCCCTTGCAGGTGACGGCATGACCAACCTCAGGCGCATTACCACACCGAACGGTGCCCCACTGCAGAACCTCGAACTGCCGTCTCGCTGCGACCAGTGCGGCAACCCGCGCAACAAGGGCAACCACCGGCGCTGCTCGCAACGCCGGCAGGCACTCAACAAGCACAAATGGATGGGCAGGCCATGAGTTGCACCATCATGTACATCACCAACGCCCAGCCCGGGCAGGATGCCCGCGCTCATAAGCGCGGTCGGATCCCGCACAAGCCGGTGCAGTGGCAGGCCAGCGTCTGGATGATCGCTCCAGGCGGCGAGAAGACCACCCACTCCATCACCGTCCCGGCATGCACCGCACAGGATCTGATCCCCGCCATCGGTGACCGCATCGATGACCTGGCGCGCGAGAACGGCCAGCTCTGCGTCCAGTTCGGCTGGACGGCAAGCGCCCACGGCGGCGTGAAGAAGAATCGCAAGGGAGGAAAGCGCTGATGTTCCTCACAGAGTCTGAACTGCAAATCCTCTCCGGCAAGGTGAAGCCCAGCGCCCAGGTGCGCTGTCTCAAGTCTGAGAAGATCGCCCACATCATCGGCCTGGCATGGCTCGCCATCCCCGCCGAAATAACCCTCACCGAAGCCCAAGCCGAGGGCGTCTTCGACGCCTTCGGCGCCTGGCGGGCAAAGGAGGCAGCATGAGCGAACCCATCAATCAACTGCCCGAGGACCAGGGCAGCCTGCTCGCTGCCCTGCAGGATCTGGTCGCCCAGCTCAAGCGCCCGCAGGTGCCGGCCGAGGATCAGCTATGGACCGCCGAGGACATCGCCGACTACCTCAAGCTGGCGGTCGACACCACAGAGCGTCGCGTCGTGACCCGGCCGGACTTCCCCGCGCCGCTGCAGCCATGCGATACCGGCCCGCGCGCGGCCAAGCGCTGGTTTGCCGTCGACGTGCGCGCATGGGCCAGGAAGAACGCCTCGAAAATTCCCACCGGCAGGGCCGCCCGCAAAGCCGCTTGATCAATCCAACCGACCGGCCACCTCGGTGGCCGTGGCGTTGTAGTACACCATCAACGAACGTGGATCACGGTGCCCGGTCATCCGGGCCAGATCCAGCACATCGAGCTTCCTGGCCAGTCGCGTCGTGGCCTCATGCCGGGTATCGTGAAAACGCAGGTCGTTGATCTCCAGCCGGTCCCGCACCTTCCTGAACAACGCATCAGCGTTGGCCGAGCTGACTGTGAAGAGATTGTCCCTCCCCTCGGCCGCATCGAGCAGGATCTGCAGCAGCTGCACCGCGCGCTTGGTCAGCGGTACGTTGCGCGCGTCACCGTTCTTGGTCTTGGCCAGGCGCACATAGCGATCAGCAAGCCGAGTGGCAGGCTTGGTCAGCCCCAGGATCTCGCCCTGGCGCATTGCCGTTTCCAGGGCGATCAGGAAGGCATAGGCCACTTCTTGCGTTTTGGTGGTGGGCGGCTGCCCTTCTACATAGCCCATGCCATCGAGCAGGGCCTTTTCTTCCTCGGCGCTGATGCGTCGATCACGCGGCCGGTTGTTGCCGGGGCGCTTCACCTCGCGCACCGGGTTATGCCGGCACCACTTCCACTCGGTGCGCGCCTGCTCGAACACGCTAGACAGCAACGTCATCTCGCGCCGCACGCTCGGGCCTTCCACCAGCTTCAGCCGGGCATCACGCCACTCGGCGATCTGGTCCGCCGTCACGTCGCCCAGGCGCTCGCCGACGAACTCCAGTTCATTGAGCAGCTTGTCTAGGCGCACTTCCTCCCAGCGCTTGCCCTCCTTGGTCGGCGTCACCTCAGCCTTGTACCGGCCGATGGCATCTGCCAGAGTGGAATTGCTGCCGGACGAATGGCCAGGGATCGCGGCCAGAATCTCGGCCTCGCGCTGAGTCGCCCAGGCCACCGCCTGAGCCTTGGTCGGGAAGGTCTGAGACTCCCGCACACCGCGCTTTACGATCTCAGCCCGCCAGCCCCCGCTACGCTTCCTGTACGACGCCACGCCCGCCCCCCCTGTTTGGCGTAATTTTGGCGTAAACACTAACACGTAACTGCCCGAAACTGCCCCGACCTGCGGCATAGCAAAACGGCGAAACCCTTCTAATACGGGGCTTGCACGGAACTGGCAGAAACTGCCGCTAACTGCCACTCTACTTAGAGTCTCCCCCGGGGCACCACGAAACAAACGAAAGGCCTTGATTTTCAAGGCCTTTTTTTATGCCTGGCGTAATCTTGGCGTAACGACTTTACAGCCTGGCGCTGGCAAATCGCAGGCACAAAAAAAGGCCCGGTGCCGCGGGGGCATCCCCACGGCACCGGGCCTTTCTCGCCCGTCCTGGGCAACTACTCTCCCCTACGAGCAATCCCGCCGGAAAACTGCAAAATACCGTTCGTCGGTCTAGTGTCAGAAAGTACTTGCTATAAACTCTTAAAGGTTTATATTAACACCCATGGAAGGCGAACAACGCCAACCACCGCCCCGGCGGCTCCGGGCTTCCTGATAGGAGCAACACCATGGAACTGAAGATCAACTCTCGCAAACTGGGCCGCACCATTACTTTCTCGCGCCCTGGCTCCAGCTACATCTTTGCCGACCTGAACGGGAAGTCGGGCACCTTGGGCTGCCAGATTTGCAGCGGTGGCGGCACCATGGGCTCCACGCTTTCCTATGACGGCGACGACCAAGCGCAGTTTGAGGCCATCTGCCGCCGCTGGTATCGCGCACACGTGCGCGGTGAGTGATCACCAGGCCCGGCTCCGGCCGGGCTTCTACTGCCGAACAGGCAGCCTCAATCAACGCAAGGATCAAGACCATGGAACTTTTCAAAATTCTCGATGCTGTAA